GCACCGTCACAGTCCCGACCACAATACTCATAAATTATCTTGTCCGGTATTCTCTCGACCAGATCATCCTTGTCTATATTAAAAGAGGCAAGCAACTCGGTTTCATATCTGGTCCACCCGAGATACTGTACCAACAGATTCTCCAGACTTCTTTCCTGTGGCCGTTCATCCATCAGGTAATGTTGAAGTTGTGGATCATCGGTAAACAATGGAGGCAGTCCTTCTACCTCATTGAAGGTTGCATCGAACTTCGCATTGTATGCTATCAATGCTCCGTTTTCATATGTGTCCTTAAATATTTCAGACAGTTCTTTTGAATATTTTCTGACCATATTAACGGGCAAGACAACAGCCGTTCCTTCTTGCCAGGACATCCCCAGACAATATCCTTCAGCCTCGGCAGGATCCAGCCCCGTAGTTTCCCAGTCATAGGAAATGACATCCACACTCTGCAAACGTTTAAGTAATGTCTGTATTCTGGAGTCCCTGTCAGCTACCCACACTTCAGTGTCTGGATCCTGGGGTCTCAATTCTCCAGTCACATACCAGATTGATCTTTTGATGTCCCGGATAAGGTCCGGGACCAGGCGTTCTCCAAAACTGTACAACAATGCCGCTGGATGGTAAGTTTGTAGCCCTGGATAAATTTTTTCGTTTACATTTGCCTCCATGAAATGGCCTTGATTCTTCTTGACTCCTCTAAACCCGGGAAATAATGCTCGGCCTGCGGTTGCTCCCAGGGCCACGATAAACTGTGGGTCTACATCTTCGATTTCCTGGTAAAGACCGGGTGCACATTGTTTTACCTCCGCAGCTGTGGGTGTACGGTTATCAGGTGGTTTACATTTACAGACATTTGTATAGTAACAATCATCCGGATGAATTCCGTCTGTGGACCTAATCATTCGTTCCAACAGTTTACCTGATTTACCCACAAATGGTTTTCCAACCTTATCTTCTCTATACCCGGGAGCCTCCCCCACGAACATGATCGGGGGAGAGTCTGTGTTTCCTCTACCGGGTACTGGTCTGGGTCCTTCCAAATCACACCGGTCACATGAAGTCATAGGTTCATTTCCACCCCTTCCATGTCGTACAGTGCCGGTGCGGTCTGTATAGTCATGGCTCCTCCCTGTCCTTTGTATTCAATCATGATAAGATCCTGATCGTGCAGCTCCTTGAGTCTCTTTCTTACCGTTCGATCACTGATACCCGTGGCTTCGACCAAGCGTTTCTTCGGTATTTTTGCTCCAACAGGTGCCGAAGCTAAGAATGCTACTATCTTATCTTCACTGGGTGATTGTTTTTCCTCAGATACGTTAATACTGTACTCATCCATGATGTCGACAAATTCCACACTGATGTCGGGTAGATGCTCAGCATCCTTGATGTCCCGGGCCATTCCAGTTATATTCGATCCCCGGGATCTCTTCATATACAAAGTATTTTCACTCCACCAGTAAAGAGCACCCGATCCATAGATTCTCTCATCGTTCTGACCACTGCCCTTTCTAAAGTGGTGAATAAGAGCGATAGCACAACCATACTGGTCTCGCCATTTCTTGATTGTGTCCAGAAAATGTGCAATTTCTCCTGACTTGTACTCGTCCACTCCCATGGACAACATGAACCATGGGTCGAATACAACCAACCTGGGCTGAAAATGGTCCAGTGCATCCTCCAGATGACCTTGCATTTCCTCGTCCTGAAAGAGAAACCCGTCGCCTATAGCAGCGTACATGGGTACCGGATCACTGCCCGGGATTTCAAGTATAGTTGAGTCACCTTCATCAAACATTCTGGGAGTGGCAATATTTTTGGCCTCGCAAATAGAAGACACTCTTGGAGCTACTCTCCAGGCCGGGTCCTCTTCCTGTATCATTAATACAGGTCCAGGATTGTGGACTTCATACTGGCCAAGAAATGGTTCCCCCGAAGCTACGCTAAGTGCCAGATCCAAAGAGGCTACTGATTTGTAACTCTTGGCAGTCCCTACAATCCAGCCTACAGCCTCTTGCATCCATACTCCATCCACTAGCCATTCGGGACGGTCGGTATGTGCCAGAATCTCGGGCAATGACATCCAGTTCAGTCCATCGCTGGGAGCAGCCTGACCCTCGGAGGCAGCTTTGTGGACATCACGCCAGAGTTCTCTGTCGGGTCTACCATCCCGGTCGTATTTGTTCCAGGGACTTTCTCTGGCGACTACAAATACATCTTCGGGAGACAACCCTGCCTCAAGAAGTAACCGTTCGATCTGCCACAGTACTTCTGACCAGTCCTCATCTGGTGTAGGTTTCTCGTTGAGACGATTCCAGACTGTTCGAGGAATCTTCTTTCCTTCCCTTGTGATTACTTCCTGATATGTGGGAAGAGTATTCGGCATATCAGGTATATCAGGTGTGTTCAGTTCCTCCTTGATATGTTCTATATCCTGTCTGGTAGGTTCCAGATCCTTAATGTCGTATATGGGTCCATCGTCCCACAGGAGCTTTCCTCCCTGGGGTGGGTCGTATTTGAAATTTTGACTTCCCGGCACGCGTAGATAATGGTGCATATCCCAGCTGCCGGTATCTCCACCGAGCTGGTATGCCAGGTACTTGTTTGTTTCTTCTCCACGCCGGGGTGAGACCGGTTCTTTCAACAACCACACTGCCTGATGTTTACCCTTGGATGTTCGCCAGCAAAGTGTGGGCCTTGGTTGGACCGATTCTATATCTGATCTGTCGTAGTCGATCCAGATTACTCTGGATTCTATGACATTCTGTTTGGTCTTTCTCTGTTCCTTGAGTAGTGCAGGACAGAAATAAACCGAGGCCCATTTGCTCCAGACTTCCAAGTCACTAATCAACAGATGCAACTGTCCCGGATATTTGTAAAACTTTTGGCGGAATGAGCCTTCCTCGTGAGTCGTCCGTGCTATTGCGGCCCATCCCTCAGCCTCTCCCCATATTTTCTGGAACAGTCTTTCCCACATGGATAGATTAGAGACCCGGCATTTGCAAATGCCGGGTCTCTTTCCCAATTAAAATGGTATGTCTTCTTCGTTGTCCCCAAGATCCAGATCGTCGTCGTCCGGGTCGACGTCGACCTTATCTGCGGGAAGTATCTGATCCACCCAATTCATCATTTGTCCATAATTGGGACTACTCTTGACGGTGTTCTCCCGGTTGGACATTTTGAGGATAGCCTTTGCTCCAATAGGAGACCGTTCCGTATCATTGACGTCAATGGCAATTAGTTCCCGATGGCCATTCTCATCTGGCTGGGACCAATCAAACCTAACCTTCAACTCACCATTGGATCCCCGATCCTTTTCCTTCACCAGATCGAGGTCTTGAAGTAAAGCCATGAACATTTCTTTCTGACCGCGTCCGCCGCGGACCACGGTATGCCATGCCCTTACTTCCTCACCGAGATAGTCTTCGTCTGTAATGGCAAAATCAATGTCGTGTACAATCTTTTCTGGTTTGCCATTTTCATCTACGCCGCCCTTTGGTCGTGCATTCCATGCCACGATCTCTGCATTGTACTGTCCTGGTTTTATGATCGTTCCGTCTCTGGTTGTACCTGTAAAGTCAAACGCTTCTTCTTCGCCCCAAATATCCATACTCATTCGTCATCATCCTCCTCTTGAAATAGTTTGTTGAACTCTCTTATAAAATGTGGGTACGAGAGTGGTACCGGATCCTTCATGTATTTACCTTCAGGCGTCCGGACACCGGCCTCGTATTTGACCGAGGGTTGTGTCCTGAGGACGTGCCATTTCTGGTCATCACGCTCTATAACATCTGCAAATAAAATGAAACTTGCGAGTCGACGGATAACCCGGGTACCAGTACGATTCATTGCCGGTGCCCAGAGCGTCCGTTCCAGTCCGTCTTCTCCTTCAACCTTTTTCATCTGTGCATGACTAATAAATACGACACCGTATCCCAATGAACAGAGTTTGGCCATTTTCTTTTCAAACTCACTCTGGACACGGTTCCAGCCTTTTCCGTATTCCTCATCTGTTTCATGTTCCAGTCCCGCCCTGTTCAGAACACTGTGTCGACAGTGCTGGAACAGGGTGTCGACAGTATCAACGACGATAGTTCTGTATTCATGTTCTCCTTTTGCGATCT